CTTCCATCGAATATCCCAGCACAGTTTCCTAAATAAGTCGTACTTAAATCACTCATCGTCCCTTCAACAGCGTTTGAGGCTAAACCAGCTCCAACAGTTTCTGCGTAAATGGTTCTTCTTAGACTTCTGAAATGAGGAATACCTCCAGAGTCGGATAAATAGTAGACATCGTTTTCAGTTTCTACTATTGATCTTAGTGATTGTGCTCCTTGCCCCGTTAACCGTTCTCCCAAATCAGCAATAGTAAAGTCAGTTACTCCAAACCCAGACAATGACCAGATTCGGTGTTTTTTAAAGATTAAAAGTTTGTCATTTAATACCGCCAAACCCACGATAGAATCACCATCATTAGGGTTAACGTCAATGTAGTCGTCACCGCCAAAGGTTTCCGTTGTATTCAAAGTCGACCAATAAAGCCTATCGGGATTAGTAGAAACGCCAAATACGAAAAAGAAGTTGTGAAACCATTTGGCACTTTTACCAACCGGGATAGCTGCTACCGTTGAGACCGAAGTTCCATTTTCTGTCTTTAAAACAGCGTCAGTACCATTAAAAATGTACAGGGCGTCGTTTGCCATGACAAATTCATGTTTTAAATTTTTTGTCTGAGAGTCACCGCTAGTTAGTGTCGTCCAGTTACCAGAACCAACCCAGCCTTCGATTAAGGAATTGCTTGCGTCTTTATTCCTTGCCCTTAAAAGATATTGCGTCCCATCAGCCATTTTGAGTTCACCTTTGCCTAAAATTCCAAAATCCTTATCAACATCATTCCCAACTATAGAATACCCCCCTCTCTTTTTAATCTTTTGGTCATCTAGAAAACAATTCAAAGCGTCAGCACAATAGCCAGGTTCTAGGAGCTCAGCTTTAACCTTGTTGTTATAGCCATGGGAAAAGTTGTTTTCTCTAATAACTTTAAGTTTCTGTGCCATTAAAGACCTCCCTCCGTAAAGTCTGGATTTTCTCCAGAAGTATTAGTAACCCCTCTTGGTCCATCAGCTAATCGTTCTTTTAGTTGTTGCTTCATTCTCTCCATACCCACCTCGAACCTTTCTAGGTAATTGTCGGCGGCGGCACTTTCTTGCTGACCCTTATCCAAGAGATCGGCTAGAGCTCCGTAACAAATCAATCGTGCGTATCTGTCTTCATAGGGGATATCGGGCCTATCATCATCATCTGACATGTCCGAAACCGTGTAGGTGTACCAAAGTTTAATAGCATCTGTCCCTGCTTTATCAGGTACGGGAATAAATCCCAGTTTAAGGTTATCAGCTCTGCCAAAAAGGTAGTAAATCGGACGAGAATTTGTAGTTACACCAAGGTTTGTGTTTGCTAATTCACCCAAGACAGCCTCTATTTCTGACGCCTTTGCCCGTGAAGGGGTGGCGTCACCATCAACGTCGTAATTTATCTCCACCCTAGCAAGTTTAAACATATCCGTTGGAACACCCTCATCGGTGTCGTATTCCTGTTGGCTTGCTATCGTATCGAGGGTATCCGTCTTAATATAGTAGTCTTCATAGACCTCTGTTATTAGAGTGACCATCTCGTGATAGGAATAGTTTAAGGATTCGTCAATTTGATTATCAGTCCAGTCCGCCGGGGAACTTTCGTCAAGTGTCATTCTGACATACCCTCTCATATTTTCTAGGGTTTTTGCCAAGTTATCTCCTTCCGATAATGTACAAAGTCCCAGTAGTCGAATTACCGATTGCAGATACTCTTGTGGCTTGTAACACGTTAAAGTGGATAAACGTTTCTTTTTTGACAAAGAAACTTCCAGCAGTTGCCACTTCATCAAAATTAACGTGAACATCCGCAGTAGCGTACATGTAGAACCCCTGGCAGAGAGCTTGAAAATCAGCCTCTGTTGCAGCCGTAGTAGAAAACGAGATGTTTTCTTGTTCTGCTGCTCTGTCTCTTGTTTCTGAAATACTCATTTTTTTTAATAATTTATATGTTTTGAGATCGGAGGGAGAGGTTTAATCTCTTGAGTCCCTTTGTTTAGTTTCCGGTCGTCATTTTTAATAAGCCTCAAGTGCTTAGCTTCAACATCCATCAGTTGATGGATCTCAAGGCCAAGTTCTCGTGCTTTGTGGCAGAAGTAGTTATCTAATCCGCCGTATTTATAAGGCAAATCAGTTACCTCATACTTAAAAGGTTTCTGGCTAGTTATCCTAAGAGAGTGCGATGTATCAAACCAAGGGTCTTTCATCTTCTCAAAAACATGCCTTTTAAACAGGGTGCATCCTAGTCCACAAAAGATTATTTCTTCGCCATCTCTTTGGACTGTTCCCCATCCTCCGTCTACGGGGTAATTTACAGCAACAATATCCTCATCCATTCCGACCATTTTTAGAACAGTACCGTCTGGGATAACCATGTCCTCTTCAACGAAAAGGAACAAGTCTGCCTTTGTTTCAAGCGCTTGCCTTACGGCAGCATTTTGCGCATCCGGTATTGGTAAGCCGATTATCGGCTTTACTGGAATGTGCTTGATTTGGCAAAGATTATTATGGAGAGACCTTATCGTCTCGCCAAAGATCATTCCCCTTGTGCAAAGCAGTGTGGTAATCATTTCAGCAATGATTCGCTTTTTCTGAGCAAATCCCTTTGCCTTCTACGCTGGTCAATTACTTGCTGACCCTGCCTTCCTTCAACGACTGACCCGTTGGGCAATTTTGCCCTAGTTCGGATTAGTTTCCGATGATTAGCCTGCGTACCAAATTTTGATTTTGTTGTAAAGAATGTCATATGTTTTTGTACCTTCGGGGGGATTGGTTTAACCCTCTCCCCCTTTTGATACTGCCTAGTCATAGGTTAAAACCTACGATCTAACTTCTACTCCGTGATCTGTCCTCAACGCTGTGTATCCGTAGATACAGTCAACAGTTACTAACCAAGCTAAGTCTTTAGCCCAGTAGTTACCTTGAGTTCGGGGACCCATCTGCATCGCCAATGCGAACGCCTCTTTGTGGAACATCATATTATGAGTTTGAGTAGGTGTTGCTGACGTAGTAGTCACCTGGTTGGTGTAATACGTAGGAACGCCATAAACGTCACCCCATAAAAATCGACTGTTCGGACCTTTGCGTACTGGTGTAGCTTCTTGATACTGACCTAAATAGTCAGCTTTCACGAATTTATCCAATTTCATTAAAGCGGCCTTCTGAGAAGGGGCAATAACGAATGCTCGGTCTTCGAGAGGAGCGTCTGCCTCGTCCAAAACTTGGGCGGCGGCGACAATAGCGGCATCGGTGATGTCAGTACCATAAGTACCAACGTCAGTTGAAGTTAACGAAGAATATAGACCTAGAACGTCGGTGTCTATTGCTTTCGCAATAGCGTATCCAGCGGACTTAGTATATGAACTTCTCAGGTCGAACTTGGACTGAACCTTTACGATATCTTCAATCTCAAAGGATGTTTCCTTGTGAGTGTCGATGTCGATTGTGGTTTCAGTTTCGGTAGGATTCTGAAGTGTAACTTCGGAATTGGCTGTCTTAGTGTTAGCGCTTAGCTCAGAAACGTTAGGAATGTGGAGGGTATCTCCCATCTTAACTTCGGAGTCGTAGCGTCTAACCAAGTTAGACATTACCAATGCAGATTCACGGAACATGAGTACTTCGGCTGCCCAAAGCTCCAATCTGTTACTTTAAAACTTCTATTAAGAAGCGGGCAAATCATTTCTGTTTGCCTCCCAATATCGCTACTGGGGTCGGACTATCGCATCACCCATAAGGGGCCCTTTACTTAGTCTCTGCTGGTGGCTTTCCTCTTTTATTCAAATGACGAAGGTTTTTATATATCTCGTGTAGCCTCTCCTGCGCTTTTGGGTCGAAACTTTTATAGCGTGGATGAACTTTCTGAATCGGAATATCGCAATATTCGATAACCAATTCTGCCTGTTCTCTCTTTATCAAAAGATAGTCTTTAAATAGTGACAAAAACTTTTTTACTAGCTTTTTGTTCCTTTGCTCCCAACAATAGGCGTTTTTCCAAAGGTTGTTTTTAAAGGTTCTTTTGTGGACATAGCCTCCAAAGTTTTTTAAAAGAAAATCGGTCAAGACCTTGTCGGTTGACGTAATTTTCACTACTGGATTGTATGTCTTACAGTGAGAATAGGGGACTAAAGAGATGTAACCTTCTCCATCTATTATTCCTGCGGTGTATGGGATGATGTCTTGCTTGTGCATAACATCATTATACCACGACCTCGGAATAAAGGAAAAGCCTTCCATCGGGTTTTCTCCTGAGAGAGTTTCCCGTAATCAAAAGGGTTTTCGGTTATTGGTGAAGTACTCAATTTAAAGAACGGCTGACTAATGACTTGCGACGGTAAACCGCTAGGAATTGCTCCCTAGATACCCAAGTTTTGGCATAGGTATAAATACCGCAGCATTTGTGACATCAATAGTGTCTGCCATGTTCTTTTTCTCCTAAAATAATAATATAAACGTGCTTACCCTTGGGACATTTTTTCAAGCAAAGGTTCTATTTTATCCCTATTCTTTGCCCACCAAACGTGTCCATCAGATTTTGCCAGTCTTTCTCTTAACGAGGTGACTGTCAGGGGCTTTTCCCCAATCTTGACGGAAGCAGTTGGCTTCTCCGTATAGGTCGACTTTGCTGGCTTGCGACTTTTTACCTCAGCGTCGAGAATCTCGTCGTGAAAAATATCACGATAAGCAGCTTCTAGATTTCCGCCGTAACCATGGGTTCTGGCGTAGTCTTCCACTACCACTGAATCGTACTTAGGTAGGTTTTTATCCCCACTGTATTTACCAATCAGTCTTTGATGCTCTGTGTCTATAAAGAGTCTCCCCTTTAAGACTTCGAGGTCGTCTGTCGTAGCAACACCATATCCTCTTAATTTATCAATGGCTTCCTTAATTTCTGCGGGCGACGGCGCTTCCGATCCGGCAGGTTCTGGACTCCCTTGAGGAGGAATAGTATTTGAAATGCTGGCATTTCTCGATTCCGCATCTTTGGCTCTTTTTACGAGCTCTCTGACACGATTTTGAGTTGGGCCGGCTAAACTTTCCCAAGCTACCTCAGAATCTGAAGCTGGTTTAACGTCTTCCGACGGAGTTTCCTTTTTGGTTTCTTCAGGAACAACTTTTTCCTCTGGTGTTTTTTGTTTTGGTTGTGGGTCAAGCTGAATTTCCTTTTCAGCTTCTGTCTTTTTTTCTTCTGACATACAATCTCCTTCGATGGCTAACGGCCACGAATCGTCTGGCTAACGTAACCAGAAAACGAATAAACTGGCACTCTGTAGTGCCTTCTTTCAGGGGGTTTCCCTAGAAGAAAGCACCAAGAGTGTTAAAAATTTTAAAAGTGCTCTAAATCGAACTTGCTTCGTCGACGTATTCCCAAATAACTGTGACTGTACTCTCATCAGTGTGGAATGAACCTCCATCTAATTGAAGAGGAGCGTTGCCAAAATTAACCATGTTAACTTGGTCTTTACCTGCACCGAAAGTAGGTTGAACAAAATACCAAACTAAATTAGTGTCATCTACACTGCCCATACCAGAAGTATGACCAGATGAAACTGAACTATTATAGAAATGGGTAATCTTTCCGCCAGTTGCGGTTCCGAAACAAATTGCTCGGACATAAATATCCCTACCAGCTGTACCCAAAACTTGGGCATCACCAGCACTGTTATCGCTTGCTACATAAGTAACTCTCATTATCTCTTCACCTCCACTATTTATAAAAAATAAATTTAAGGCAATAAAAAAGACCCCCTTTCGGGGGCCTGTATTTGCTACTAGCCTTGAACTAATCTAACACTTATTTAAAACGGTGTCAACAATCGTGGCTATTTAGTTAAACCCATCTTCTCAAACAGAGTCACTTGCCTTTCTGTCAGCTCTTTTTTGGAATTAAGGTCTTTTAACACCTTTTTCACCATCTCTGCGACAATCTCACCAATTCTGATTTCTACCTCTCGGTCTTTTTCAGAGTTCCATTTACTCATTTGTCCTTCGGTCTTAAACTCAAATTCGTTTACTTCGTCGTCAGTTAAAGAGAGTTTCTCCCTAAGTTTCCGTAATTCTTTTAACCCAGCGTAATCTGCCTTTTGGGGGAGAATACCTATTAACGTGAATCTTTCACCGACGCTTAATTTTAATTTCATACTTCTTTAATTTCTAACTTTGTAAAAGTGGCATCTTCTTTGGATTTTCTCTCACGATAATTGTCTACCTTACCCACAATCATCATTTTGATAGCTTCATTGGCAAAGTCTGTCTTATCTCCCTCGGCGTACCCACAAGAACGGCAGAAATCATCTAAAAACTCTAACTTTATCTCTGTAGTGGCGTCCCAGTTATCAGAAATGAATGTTACAAAGTCCATAAGAAATTATATCATTAAGCGTCAACAAATAAAGCCAGCCTGTAAACCGTTCCATTCAGCTCAACACGGACGCTCTGAGTTGAGGCGGTTGCCGCCGTAATAATTCCTCTTGCTGAAGCAATAAAGTTAATAGCCCCTTCGCTTATATCTGCTTGGTCTACAATCAAGGTTGGAACTGCCGCCGTTGTTGAGGACTGATCAACATGAAGTTTTGCTAAAGGTCCTGTTGTCCCGATGCCGACGTTGCCGGCATTGTCAATTATAAATTTTGTGGTTCCACCAACGTCTAATCGCATTAGATTAGAAGTAGTATTACCTATACGAGGACCGAGAAAATATGCATCTGCTGTTTGCCAACTGGCACCATCATCAAAATAGTCTGCGTGGAATTTTCCAACACCTTCTCCGCTTCCTGGTTGGGAAGTTCTTACAACGGTTAATGAGTCGTTTGGAGCGGTGGTGCCGATGCCGACGTTGCCAGCAGTAAAATATGCTTGAACTCCACCAATAGCATAACTTCTTATCTTAGCTGTTTCTGTTCCAGCATCATTTGTTAAAAAAAACTGA